ACCTTGGTAAATACGAACAGACTCATTAACGGAGAAACATATGTCACGCAGTAGAGACATTGCAGATTTAGGCGATAACAACCTAGGCGAGATTGTCGTTGATGGGTCTGGCAACGTAGGGATTGGGACGAGTTCGCCAGAGAGGGACGTAACCACAACTTCTCTAGCTGTTTCTGGCGGGGGAAGCAAGTCAGCGTCTCTTGATCTGTCCGGAACAGTAAAGAACTATGCAATTTTTTCAGGAGGCGATGGACAGTTAGGCTTCTTTAATTTAACAGATGCTACAGAACGTATGCGCATCGACTCCTCTGGTAACGTAGGGATTGGTACGGCGAGTCCCGTTTCTGTTTTAACTACACAAAACTCAGGTTCTTTAACATTAAATTCTAATGATGGTGACCACACAGGTTTTGGGCTTTTTATAAAAGCACCCGGCACAATCAATACTGTTAATTCTGCAATCGGATTTGGGGCAACAGGCGGTAGAAAGTTAGCCGCCATTGGCTACCAAACTTACGGGGATGCGGATGTTGCAGGATTGAATTTTTACGTTCAACCATCCGCTGTTGGGTCTAGTGCTTCACTCACAGAAGCAATGCGTATCGACTCCAGTGGTAACTTGCTAGTTGGACGTACAGGCGTTGGTGATAGCGGAAATGGTCATAGTATTCGTGGTGGGGATAGTGCAATCTTCAGCCGTGATGCTACTGGCGAAACCGTACAGGTTTGCAGGAATGGAGCAGGCGGAAACTTAATAACATTTAAACAAGGAACTGGCAATCAGGTTGGTGAGATTGGCTGTTCTTCATCCCATTTATGGATTGGTAACAACGGAACACATATGTTGTTCCACGATGATGACAACCATATAAGTCCTTGGACTGGCACAGCCTACGCTGACGGCACTTTAGATTTAGGTAAATCAAATGGCCGCTTCAAAGACCTCTACCTATCAGGCGGTGTCAACTTTGGCAGTACAGGTGGCAGTGTCACAAGCAAGACCTTGGATGACTATGAGGAAGGGACTTGGACTCCTGTATTTACTAGCTGGTCAACAACTGGAACAACATCGGTCGCAGGCACATACACAAAAGTTGGAAATGTTGTTGTTATCACTGGACGATTCCGATCTGTAACTGGGTCGATCGCTTCAACAGGAGGATCGTCTACAATAACAGGACTTCCCTTTAGCATATCTGGATATATGGCGTTTACTATTTCTCCGGGAGAAGGTGCAACAAATGGCGGAGTTGGTGCTAATAATGGTAACACGCTTTATGCGCCCACAATCTCAGCGACTTTTAGCGATATTTATTTCCAAGCAACTTACCATACGTCTTAACCAACCTTAGTGGATTCTAGGGAAGTCAGTCCAAGCCAAAGGAGGAAACAATGGCACTAACTAAAGAAGTCGTAGTAGACAAAATAGAAATCGTAGGCGACTACAAGCACGTTCAGGTACGCACAGCAACACGGGTGCTAGAGGATGGTGTTGTATTGTCATCATCATTTCACCGTCATGTTGTAGCACCGGGAGACGATACGTCCAATGAAAGCTCTGAGGTACAGGTAGTCTGTACAGCGGTGCATACACAAGCAGTCATTGATGCTTACACAGCACACCTAGCATCACAACAGGAAATCTAAGGAAACAGGATGGTCTCCAATATGGCAACAGAAAGCACTAAAACCTTAGTTGATGCAGTTAGTGTGGTTACGGTAATAGGAACTATCGGGGATGTGTTGCCTCCATTGGCGGCCTTGTTCACGCTTGTGTGGACTGGTATTAGGATTTATGAAACAGCAACAGTGCAGAGGATGTTAGGAAGGACTCCTCCGGATGATCGCTGAATTAGCCGCCGCTAATGCCGCCTTTGGTGTCATCAAAGAAACAATAGCCAACGGCAAAGAACTTTATCAAGCAGGACAGGCACTAGCAGACTACTTTGGCTTAAAGGCTGAGATACAAAAGAAAGCACATGAACACGGATACAAGTCTGATCTTGAGGCGTTCATGGCTACAGAGCAACTCAAAGAATATGAGGATGCTCTGAAACAAATGATGATTTGGCAGGGCAGGGCAAACCTCTGGAGTGACTGGCTTGCCTACCAAGCAAAGATGAAGGAAAGCCGTGAAGCAAAAGCCAACGCACTTAAAGCACAGAAAGCCCGTAGAGCGCAAAGAATTAAAGAATGGGGCATTGGTATTGCTGTTACCTTGGCCACTCTTTCTGCTGTTGGGATATGTGGTTACTTCCTTTACTGGCTCATAACAACTAAAGGACAATAGTATGTGGGTGTTGTTTGCAATCTTAATACAAGGCAGTGGTTACGCTGTTTACCCTCAAGGGCCATTCATGACAATGGATGAATGTTTTGAAGCCCGTGAATACTTTATGGCAACAGCACCACAGCCTAAGATCAACTATGAAGCTGTATGTGTACAGACGGATGTAACAGGTGATGCTACATGATTGGAATTGTCACAGCTATAGCGAACTTGGCAGGTACATGGGTCAGTGCCAAGGCGGAGTCAACCAAGGCCACCGCAGAGGCCAAAGCCACCGCACTGAAAACAGCGGCACAGTCTACAGCGGACTGGGAACGCATCATGGCAGAAGCATCAAAGAACTCGTGGAAGGACGAGTGGCTAACGGGGGTATTCAGCATACCTCTGATCTTGTGCTTTATTCCAAGTATGGTAGATCATATACAAGCAGGGTTCAATGCCTTGGCAACACTACCGACTTGGTATCATGAAATATTAATGGTGATTGTTCTTGCTAGCTTTGGTGTCAAGGCCGGTAAGGGTTTAATGGAAACAATAGGGAAGAAGTAATATGCCTGGATACGGAATGAAAAAGAAGCCTACAGCAAAGAAAGCGTTTAAGCCCTGTGCAGGTTGTCCTAACAAAGCTAAGTGTAAGGCTATGGGCAAGTGTATGAAGAAGAAGTAATGGCTACGCCTACAAACAAAGCACTGTACAATCGTGTGAAGGCTGAGGCAAAGAAGAAGTATAAAGTCTGGCCTTCTGCGTATGCATCTGGTTGGCTCACCAAGGAGTACAAGAAGCGTGGCGGGAAGTACAAGTAAACCCAAAGGTGGTCTGACCAAGTGGTTTAAGGAAGACTGGGTTGATCTTAAAACTGGTAAAGCCTGTGGACGTAAGTCTGCTAAAGGCGGTAGTAAAAGACCTTATCCTTCCTGTCGCCCTAAAGCTGTCGCTCAGAAGATGACAGCGGCTGAGAAACGTAGCAGTGTTAAACGCAAAACTGGCCCTGCTAAGATTAAACATAAAGTTACTGCATCAGGTAAGCGGAGAAAGTAATGCCTCAAGAAAAAGACTCCAGGTTAAAACGTGCAGGTGTTAGTGGCTACAACAAACCAAAGCGTACACCTAGTCATCCTAAAAAGAGTCACGTAGTTGTAGCTAAAGAAGGCGACAAAGTAAAGACGATTCGGTTCGGTGAGCAAGGCGCTAAGACAGCAGGTAAGCCAAAAAGTGGTGAGAGTGATAGAATGAAAAAGAAACGTTCATCCTTCAAAGCACGGCATGCCAAAAATATTGCTAAAGGTAAAATGTCTGCGGCATACTGGGCCGATAAAGTCAAGTGGTAATCTTGACATTTGTATAAAACTGTGGTATACTATAGACTTAACAGAGAATCAAAGTAATGACATACTTACAACTTGTAAACAATGTACTAAAAAGATTGAGAGAGCGTACTGTTTCTACTGTTGAAGAAACATCATACTCAACTTTGATTAGTATGTTAGTCAATGATGCCAAACAAGAAGTTGAACAGTCTTGGGATTGGTCTGCTTTACGTACTACCCTGACAGCTACTACATCTGCAGGTGTGTTTGCCTATGAGCTAACAGGCTCTGGTGATAACATGAAAATGCTTGAGGTTGTAAATGACACAAGCAATTATTTTATGACTTATAAAACAGCATCAGAGTTTACTAATTATTATTTAAACACAGATGCAGTACAAGGCCCGCCACGTTATTATAGTTTTAATGGGCTTAATAACAATGGTGATACTATTGTAGAAGTATATCCCCCACCTAATGGTGTATATTCTATTCGGTTTAATTTGATTAATCGTCAAGACAATCTTGCAACAGACACGGATATATTATTATGTCCATCTAAACCTGTTGAAATGCTTGCGTATGCTAAAGCTGTTGAAGAACGTGGAGAGGATGGCGGTACAGCTAGTCAGTCTGCGTATAGTACGGCACAGCGTGTACTAAATGATGCCGCTTCTATTGACCAAGCCAAACATCCTGAAGAATTAGTCTGGACATCACCATAATGGCAGGGCAGTTACAAAGTGCTAGTATTGCCGCACCGGGATTCTTTGGACTTAACACACAAGAGTCTGGTATTACCCTTGAGTCTGGTTTTGCGCTACAGGCTACTAACTGTGTGCTTGATAAGTTTGGTAGACTTGGTGCTCGTAAAGGTTGGTCATTTTTAGATGAAATAACAGACTCTAATCTTCAAGGAATGCATCGGTTTGTTGACATTGATGCCGCTGAATACTTTGGTATTTGGTCTGATGATAGTTTTTATATTTACTCAGCAGGTACATTAACAGCCGTTACTTATGGTGGTGCTCAAACAATCACTGAAGGTAACTGGCAAGCAGTCACATTAAACGATGCGGCTTACTTGTTTCAAGCAGGGTATGAGCCATTATACTTTAAACCCACAACAAATCAGCTTGATGATGTAACAAATGCAACAAACAGTGCAACTGTTACAATTGCAAACACCTCTACTGTTACCGTTGCAAACACAAACTCTGTAACTATTACACATTCAGGCACAGTTGCAACAGTTACTCAAAGTTCTCATTTTTTATCCACTGGCGATGAAGTCGTTATTAGTGGTGCGAATGAAACTGAGTATAATGGAACATTTACAATTACAGTATTAGACGGCGATACTTATAAGTACACAATGTCTAGCTCACCATCACAAGATGCAACAGGTACTACAGAATCTAATACAAAGATTGCTACCGTAACTCATACTGATCATACATTTGAAGATTTAACAAGTGTACGAATTAGTGGGGCAAACGAAACAGGATACAACGGCACGTTTACTATTCATGTTCTTGGAATTGATTCGTACTATTACAATATGGAAAGCATCCCAACTACTGATGCAACTGGAACAATTTCTGCAAGTATTGATAAAGCAACAGTTACACATTCAGGACATCCTTTAGCAACTGGTGATGAAGTTGTGATTAGCGGAGCAACACCTTCAGATTTTAATGGCACATTTGAAATTACTGTTGTTGATGTAAACACTTATTATTATACTTTGCCTAGTATTCTTACATCAAACCCAACAGGTACAATTACAGCAACATGGGATAAAGGCACACCGCCTAGTGCAAATACCGTTGTGTCTGCTTACGGTAGGTTGTGGGCGGCTAGTACAGCAAATAACAAAACAACACTTTATTGGTCAGACTTACTTGATGGGACAGACTGGCAATCAGGTACTGCAGGGTCACTAGACATTTCTGGCATCCTTGTGTATGGTAATGATGAGATCATTGGCTTAGGTGCTCACAACGGATTCTTGATTGTATTCTGTAAGCAGAACATTATTATCTTTGGTGACACAGACGGATCTAACCAATACCTTGATCCTACTACACTACAGCTTGTTGAGGTTATCTCAGGTGTAGGTTGTATCGCAAGAGACAGTATTCAAAACACAGGTACTGATATCTTATTCTTGTCTGAATCAGGCTTGCGTAGCCTTGGACGGGTGAT